CTGGTTTCCCAGGGATTCGACCAAGCTGAGCTTGGCGAGGCAGGAATCAACCTGTCCTCAAAGGGTTCAACGGCTACTGACGTGATGTTGCGTCAGTGCTTAAGCGGGTGATGAATGTACTCGGAGAGAAAACTCCGGGCAACTGATTACACCGTGAAAGTCGCGGGCCTTCTGTAACTTATTAAGGAAGGTACCGTATGACTACCCCAGCTATCAACCTAAATGAATACGGCTACAGCTCCATGCGGTTCCGTGAATGGAACCCGTTTGGGACATTGACGCAAGATGTTACCACGTCAAGTATGTCGTTTAATTTACGGGAGGTTCGTCCAGCTAGTTTAACTAGCCCGGTTCGTGCGGATAAAACCCGCGGACCCCTTGCATGGCAACATGTAAGGGCGGCGAAAAGCACTCCAGTCGGTCACATTGACTGGAATTTCCTCGGTTGGCGTGGTAGGAGTGAAGGAAGCTTCACGTCTTTCGATACAGAGATGTATCCCTACGACACGTTAACTGTGATACCGGATGCCATGCGTGACCGAGCGCTCCTGAAAGCTTTACTCAAGCTCAAGGATAACAAGGTCGACTTAAGCGTCATGGCGGCGGAGGCACGTAAAACTGCTGGGATGCTCGGGAACTTTGCGACCGATATGGGGAAAATGTTGAAATCCCTTAGGTCGCCGAAGCAATTTCTCCGTCAGACGGGTCGGCTTGCCGACTATAAAAACGTCCCGGGGAGATACCTCGAGTGGTGCTACGGAATCACTCCTTTGTTGCAAGACATAGATGGGTCGATGCAGAAAATTGCGGAAGCCCAAAACCTCCATAGGCCGTTACGGCTGAAGGTGGTAGGAGTGGTACAGGAAGAGGAGTTAGATTTCCTACTTTCCTACATCTGGACATCGTCCTCGGTCACCTCACCAAAAGTGGAGTGGCGCTGCAGGCGAACCAAGCTGGTCCGTTACAGTTTGTGTTATGATGTCCCGAACTGGGTCTTAAAGGATGTCAGTGAGCTAGGGCTTAGTAACCCCTTGCTCACCCTTTATGAGCTGGTACCATACAGCTTTGTCCTCGATTGGGTGATACCAGTCGGAGATTGGCTGAATGCGCTCGATGCTGGAGCTTTTCTTGAGTTTAAGGAAGGTTCTCGCACCGATATGGTAAGATGCGACCGGAGTTTTGTAAACTTCAATCCGGATGACAATCCGGGGGTGACGCTTAATGGTCTCAGATTATCGAACCAAAGAGCCGGCGGTTTTTCAATCGACCGCCATCCGATACACTCTAAACCAGTGTTCCCGGGCATCCCGCGTCTGCGTAAGCCTTTCCAGCTTGACAAACTGGCAAAAGGTCTAGCCCTGCTAACGCAGGCCTTCGGGAAGTAGGCCGTGAGAAACTGGCTTGCTTCTTTAATCTCAGTCTTATCAGCTGAACAATCAATAGGACATATACATGTCAATCGTGCTCAACTCCAAAACGTACAACTTCCGGGGCTTCCAAGCCCCCACCAACTTCTCCTTGTATCTGGAGACTTCTGGTGGTGTACCGTCCTCTTTCTCCAACCTGACTGCGAAAGTCACGGATGGGGGGGCGAAGGCGAACACGCAAGTCCGCTGGAAACTCAAAGTTCCGACGGTTCAGACGGAAGCTGATGCATGCTCCTGCCCCGGCACGGTACTCGACGATACAACTGTCGATATCGTGGTTACCATGGGCCCGAGCGTGACCGCAGCGAAGCGCGCAGATGTGCTTGCACGCCTCCAGGCTTTGGTGCTTAAGACGGAATTCACCGTCTCTGTTACCGACCTGGTGCAGCCGTCGGCCTAATCAGCCGGCGATGGTTTTACTGGACCCGGTTCGGGTCGCGTTGTAAGTCACTCCCTTTTTACATTATAGGAAAGGTACCTGAGTATGAATAGCCTCAGTTTGCGTCGCCGTTTTGATTCCGCCATGTTTCGCAGCCTCTGGTTTGAGGCGTTGAATGACGGGGTTGGCTTCCGAGCCAATCTGTCTGACGACTACCGCACCTTAGTTGACCGCAAGGTTGACGTGTTAGAGGACGTCGATGAGTTCCGAGACGCTTACTGGTCTTCGGAGTCTTTCTCAAAGATGCCTTTTGACATCGGTGTGGATCGCGAAGCAGCAGCGTACCTGAAATTTTGGGACGCTGAGGAGCACTGCCGCTTGTTTAACGGCAAGCTGGTAGGATGGGATACGCGTCCGTCAGTGGATTACAAGCTGATGGCGCGTGCTCGTCGTATTGTGTCAAGGATTCTAGGGGATTTCTCCTATGATGAAATGGCCAATGAGTGCAGCTTTGGGCCCGGGGCGACTACATCAATGCCCCGGCGTCTAGCCAGTCAACAACAAAAGTGGGAATTTGGAGCCCACATAACGGCTAGAGCCCTTCCTTATTACCTAGCGTTCCGGCGATTAAATTCGTCGTGGCGCGGAGGCGACAGAAAACTCTGTATCGTCTCCGGTAATAAGGTTACCACCGTCCCAAAGTCCGCGAAAGTGGATCGGGTGATAGCAATTGAACCCGACTGGAATATGTTTTTCCAGAGAGCCGTTGGATCTATGATCCGCCGGCGCCTCCAAAGAATCGGACTCCTCACACCGAATGCGCAACATAACAACCGGAGAGCCGCGCGTGATGCGTCGCTCACCGGGAGTCATTCGACCATTGACCTAAGCAGTGCTAGTGATAGCATGTGCCTGGCGTTGGGTGAGGCCTTACTCCCTGAAAGCTGGTTCCGCGTTATTTGTGATTTGCGGAGCGAGCAAGGTAAAATTCAGGGTAAAACCGTTATCTACGAGAAAATATCCTCTATGGGTAATGGCGATACGTTTGAGCTAGAGACGCTTTTGTTTTACGCTTTAGCTCGCGCGTGCTGTAAGGAAGGGCAAGTCCTGGTCTATGGGGATGATATTATTATCCCCACGGAATATCACGAGAGCGTGGTTGTTGCGCTCGTGAATAGTGGCTTCTCAGTTAATGAGAAGAAGACATTCTCGCGAGGACCCTTTAGGGAATCCTGCGGAGGTCATTTCCACACAGGCATTGAAGTAACGCCACCGTACTTTAAGGAAGAGATCACTGACGTCGCCGGAGTAATTCGGACGGCGAACAGGATCCGCCACAGCGCTAGCCAGCGAGGTGGTTGGTACCTTGATGCACGGTTCAAAGACACATGGGATTGGTTGGCTAAACAGGTTCCGAAGTCCCTTCGGGGGCCAAAGGAGCTTGGCGATTCCTGCTTGCATACGCCGTTCGACATGGCCACGCCGACATGGGACCGTCACCTCCAGCAATGGAGGGTGAAGGTCTTACTGCCGGCTAAGCCTGTTCAAGTAGCGGCCAACTGTTGGGGAGGGGTTTATTCCTCCTTATGGGGCAAGGTGTCTGAGGGTTCTCATGTTAACCTCAAACATGAAACGATGTGCAGGTACGGAAGTACCTGTGCTGGTGGGAGATGGGACGCGCCAGACCTCTGGTTTTAATTAACTAAGTCTGGCCCGCTACTTTTCGACTTTTCCTTGTCGAAG